ACATTCGTATGTATGCTGAGATTACAGGAAAGCCCATGACAGAGGATATGTTCCAAAGTCGTATTATGGATGAGTACACAACCTCTGCAGAGAAGGCAACTATGAAAGCTAAAACACTTCCAGGTATTGCTGCTCTAAAGAATCTTCGTGATTTATTAAAGGAACAAAATGCTAATCAGTAGACTACAACTTGCGTGGATCTACAAGGAGGCCGATCAAAAACTCATTGATCGGTTTCTTGATCCCATAAACAAGACTCTTGACGAATTTGAGATAAACACTCCTCAACGGATTCGCATGTTCCTTGCCCAGATTGGGCACGAGTCGGGCCAACTTCGCTATCGGAAAGAGTTAGCGTCAGGTGCAGCTTACGAAGGTCGAAAAGACTTGGGAAACACAGCACCTGGAGATGGCGTTCGCTATAAGGGTAGAGGACTGATTCAAATAACTGGAAAGTACAATTATGGACTTGCTTCACTAGCTCTGGGTTTACCTTTGCTTGAAAAGCCAGAGTTATTAGAAGAAGATTTGAATGCGTGTCGTTCTGCAGGATGGTTCTGGTATAAGAGTAATCTAAATGCATTGGCAGACATGGGCAAATTTGAAACCATAACTCGTCGTATTAATGGTGGTTTGAATGGTTATTCCGATCGTTATAAGTTATATCAACGTGCTTTTGAGATTATAAAGTAATGGAAGACTTTCTAGAAAAAATGTTTGCTTCGTCTACTGGAACGAACGCTGTTAATTTTTTACAGCAACTTCAGAAACGAGATATTCAATTTAAACCAGACAGGGAAAACCTTGGATGGGTAGAAGCTGCTAAACCTAATACAATCAATATTAACGATTTGTATAATCCTCCTAATTTAGCAGCTACCCCTTCTATGATTACTAATAATCCACGAATGGCTTTAAGTACTGCTTTACATGAAATGTTTCACTCTCAAGATTATATGAAAGGTAGATCAGTAGGAGAATACAATCCTAGAGTAGACGGTGCTTTACATGAGTTTACTAGTGCTCTCATGAAACAAGGAACTACTACTGGTAATCGTTGGACCCCTGATTATAGTCCTTATACAGAATCTATTACTCGACTTCGTCAAGAAGACATGCAACTTCCTCAAGGAAAAAGTATTTTAGATAAATCAGAAGTTAATAGTATTATTGAAGATGCCTATAATAAAAACCATGCTAGTAGAATATTAGATAGTACTACTTTTAAAGGTTATAAAAAAGGTATTGAACAAGGAATGTATCCCGAACAGCGTTGGATTGAACCTCGTGAGCCGACTGTAAAAGAACAAATCTCAGATGCTTGGGACAAACTCAAGGACATTTTTAAATAAGGAGGTATGTAATGGCCTGCAAACCAAAGCCTAAAACTAAACCTAAGAAATGAAAAAAGCCCGCTTCACAGCGGGCTTTTCTTTTTATACTCCAGGTTTTGACTTAAAGACCTGAACAGGAATAACACTGGAATCACCGTCGAGCCAAGCAACTTTTACAAGTTCGCCTTCTAGCTTCCAACAGCCATCCACAGCATCACTCTTTAGTTTCCAATGCACAAGTTTAGCAGGGGCCTGACAAGGCCCTGTTTCTTGTGTAAGGGTCACCAAAGCACCATTGGGTGCTGTTGCAGACAAGGTGTTAGGTTGTGCAACGCTAGACGCCGCAAGAACCGCCATGACCAGTCCACTCACAAATGTCGATAACTTCATCATATACTGCATCCTTATGTTTAACGGCCTCTTCGTAAGGCACGCTGGTTAAGGGTTGACCTCCTCGACTTCCATCTGGATAACACGTGAATCCCCGTAAACGCGGTGCGTATTTCGCAAGTACATTGCTAAAGTGTGCGCAGTGTTTTTCATTATTGTTTTCTGAACCCCAGGCAGGGAGGTTAATGGTAGAGGAAATTGACATGTCAACGTAATCTTGAATGTCCGCTTGGAATCTAATTCTTGCTTCGTAATCATTCGATAAATCTAGAGCACTTGTAATGTTCTCCGGCTTTACGGAGTATCGGTTGATGAGATCTTGGGCTGTGGGGTCAACAACAAACTGGTATTTCCATTTAGTACCTTCCGTAAGGAATCTTCGCTTATAGGCCACAGCAAACAATGGTTCAATACCCGTAGTAGTGCCGGCGAGAATCCCAATACTTCCAGTTGGAGCAATTGCCCGGTAGGCAACTGGCCTGGAGATATAGAACCTGTCGCAGTGTTCATTCGCAGAACTTTCTGATACTTGTTTATATACATTTAACCATTCGTGGAGTTCTGGGGTAACTTCATATCTTTGTCCTCGTTGGAGGAGCCATTCGTGGATACCCATAAGGCCAAGTCCCAGTCTCCGGTTCTTTTCTCGAACACGATAGACTTTATCGTAAGGTAAATCTGCACGAAGGGTACCACAGACAAGAAACTTACTAGCCAGGGAGACAACATCTTTAAATTCTTCCAAAGAAGAAATAGCTCCCATATTGATACTACCCAGATTACATACGTCGCTGTCGTCCTCGGAAGTAACTTCCGTACACGCATTCCGAAGAGTTTCATTTTGTTTCTTACCAAAATTAAAGCTAAAGCCTGGTTCCCCTGTCATCATGGCTTGACGACAGTTCTCAATGAAGACTGGACATTCGTCTAGTTTTTGTAAAACGCCTTGTCCATATAAAGCTGCATCGTCATAGTTCACAGAGATATTTGTCATATCTAGTGGACCAGGGAAGTTAAAGTCTTTTAGCTTTTGTTCTCGAACCACCTCGGACCAATTTTTTGCTGTAAGAAACGCAGAGATGTCCTCATGTTGCCAGTTAAGGCTTGCATATATAGCACTTCTTCGCGAACCCCCTTGCATGACATTTCGCCCGATTTCATTAATCGCATACATAAGAGGGATAGGTCCTGAAGCAGTTCCTCCTGTTCGACTAAGTGCTTTTCCAGAAGGTCGAAGTCGCGAATAGTCAATTCCAATGCCTCCGCCAGTCATCAAACAACTCATTGCTCGCCATGTCACAGCACTCCACTCTTCTCGTGTATCTTCTTCTGCTCGAAGCAAATAGCAATTATTCCAAGCACTATAAGGCCTACCTGCATAGTAAAGATATCTACCTCCAGGGAGAAATTTAAACTCTTTAATATATTGAACCAAGTCTCTTTGATCTGATTGAGACATGAGGGGTTGTTGAGTACCCTCTCTTGTTCCACAAACGTCTTCGACCAAACGCTCAGAGAGCTTGGCCCAAGTGTCCCCAGGTCCTTGTGCATACTTGTATCGAAAGATGTTTTCACCAAATGTATTCCTAAATTCTTTTTGTGTCAATTGTACTCCAAATATTTGGATAGTGTTTTGTAAGTTCCTCTCGGATTAAATCTGCAAGTTGTTTAGTTTCTTTCTGAGTACCATTTCCACAACGAAGTTGACAAAAATGATACCAAGAACGAATCGTACCATTCATATACATTTTACTAGAAGTAATACCTTCTGGTAAAACTACTCGTGCTACTTCTTTAGCAATACCTTTAGAAAGAGCCCATTGATAAGCTTCAAGAGCATGTTGCTCTAAACTAATTTGATGTGCTTCCCACTCAGAAGAAAGACTGTTATCTTTAATCTCAATACTAGCTTGTCGATTTTTATAGTCTTGTAAACGTACTTCTCTGAGAGGAGCTTTATCTAACTTATCTATTGAACTATAACGCTGACTAAATTCTTGAAAAGAAAAACTACGGTGACGAAGAAGTTGCCTAGCAATATCTCGTGTTGTATTAATTTCAAAACAAGCATTAACCATTTCTAGTGGTGACCAATGCTGATTAGCAATTAAATACTGAATGAGTTTTGTCGAATCTTTTCCTTGATTTTCAGGAGCAGAGACACGCGCCATGTCACCGATTAGTTGTTCTCCGTTTGGTGTCGTCCAAATAAGTTTCACCAATGATGATGTCTTCATTCCTATCAAACTCCTTGATTTGTTGCTCTGCTTCTTTCTCTTCCGCTACACGTTCAATGAAGCGTTTCTTCCCGCGTGTTTTCTCGTTTTCTTTCTCGCGGTTAGTTTTCTGTTTCATCGCACTGCGTCTTTAAAATCGTCTTCTTGTTCTTTAATGTAGTCTTCAAGGGCATCAACCAATTCCATTGTTTCCCAACCTAAGATATCAAGGATTTCTTCTACAGACAGTTCAGCAGCGATGAGGTCTTTTAGTTCCTCAAAGCTATTATGCATATTCAATTTCCTTTACAGGGATATCATAAGACTTAGCAAACTTGATTTCTTCTGCTACACCATATGAAGTATCCCATCCTGGTAGTTTATAAACCCATAGTTCATCACAATAGGCAAGAATACCAAAGTCTTGTTTTAGCCACCAGTCACCCTTTTTAGGATGCCAACCTGCTTCTGTTTCAATAGAGTGGCTATGAGCAATAGGAGAAAACACGGTATAACCTTCCTCCATAAGCTCAGCAGCCTTAAGACACGCTAGGTGATAGGCTTCTTCACGACTACCCTTAAACGCTGTATAGGGAGTGGCTAAATAAATTAGTTTATCCACCATGAAAAGTATCCCGTTCTTGCTTACCCATTACCCATTGTTCTGTTACTTTGTTAAGTTCTTGCCAAAAATCACTTGGGGGACGGTAGGTATCCCCAATTGCGCTAGCCATTGAAGGTGCAGGATAAAATCCGCTTGAAGATCCCTGTGCTGCAGCTTCAGGTCGATGAATTGAACCACCAGCCACAACGTCACCAGTAAATGCGTTAGACTTGCTAACGCTCTCAAGCTCAATAAGCTTTTCAAGAAAGTGAATAGCTTTCTGAATGTCGGCGATACCGCCCTTACTACGCCATCGTGTGATGTACTTGATTGCACTACCTTCAAAGTATCCTAGGTTATTTGCAGCCACGAAATCCCACGGCTGAATAGTATTGTTTTTATAATGTGTTCCAGAAATTTGTTTATTATTTGCTGTCATTTAAATACTTAATTGCCTTTTCTAAAAGATTGGTATTGTCTTTAAATCTGCCTAAACCAACATTACAACTATCACAAAGCAAACCACGAATTTTTCCTGTCGTATGACAATGATCTATACATAAATTCCTTCTATCTTTATCTAACCCACAAATAAAACAACTACCAATATTATATAGTTCAATAATTTTATCTTTTGTTGTTTTATATTTTTGAGCTAATTTAATTTCTGGATTTTGTTTTCTATAAACTCTTGCTTTAAGGTTTTGACAATCTTTGCAAATAGAGGCATGTCCGGTTTTATATGTGTTATTTTTAGGGAATAAAAACAACCCTTTAAACTGTAAACACACTCTACATTTAAGCATAATGCTTTTTTAGGTAGTCTAAACTAACAAACATTTCGTCAAACGAGCCATTGTTAATTTCATGGAGCATGATAATTCCCCGCCAATGTTTGTTACCTTGGGGACCTAAATAATCTTCATTGTGTTCATAACAAGAACCTGCAATTATAGAACATAATCTTGTTCCATCTGCTTTTGTAGCGTGTGCTGATTGTCTACCCTGTTGATGCCCAGAAACACAACTCATGTTTGTTTTACGTAATTGAGCTGCTGCGGTTGCCGCAGCTCTTCCAGCAACTCCAGTAACAAAATAATGACTGTAAGCAATACCGTCAATAACAACAACTTCAAGGTATGGAAAAACTTCCCAATCTTTTTCATATTCCAGATCATTCAGTGAAAGAACAACATCAAGCTTAGCATCAGAATTTACAGCCCTTGTAATACGGTCCTCATGATTCCCTAGGGTGAGCACCATACGCGGTTTGTATTGCTTCTGTTTGTTTAGCTTTGCTTGTTTGTTAAACTCTTTAATAGGCCCAAGAAGCGCTTGCATTGCTTCTTTTGCAGCAGCCACATCTTTAGTGTATCGCTTGCCTTCAAATGCCTTTTTTCCCACGTCGTAGGAAGATAGGCTAGGCATATCAGCAAAATCGCCACCACAAACCACCACATCGGGCTGTTTCTTGACAATGTAGCGGCCGATACACTTAAGGAAATCGCTATTGTCACCATCACGAAATTGAACATCTGGTATAAATAAATGAACTTTAGTCATGTTCTACCCAATGTGTCCAAGTCTTACCACACGACTTGCATAACATATCGTACCAATCATCACCACCGTCATAAGACTCTCCAGAGTCTACAACAACTGCTTCTGATTTAGAACAAAATCGACATTTATATTTAATCATCCATTTCCTCTGGTGTATCATCAGTATCTAAATCTGTGTCATCATACTGAGGATCATTTTCTATCTTAAAGGGTAGTGCACCATTCTGCAAAAGGAACATCAAACCTACTTTGATGACGTAGTCGGCTTCTTCTTGCGAGAGCGTGCCTTTGAACTTGACGATGCCGTCTGGCGTTTCGATTGTTTTGTTAATTTCGATTGAGAGTTCTCCTCAGAGGTCTTTAATTTGTGACAGGTTGTGCAGAGCACTTGTAGGTTTTCTTTTTCACAGAATAATCTGTCGATAAAAGTGTCCCAATTAATGAACCCGGTCTTGGGATCGACGACCGGCTGTATATGATCGACTTGTACTTCCTTTGCAGGAAACTCGCCTGTACAAACATTGCATAGATAATGCTGTGCGAGTCGGCCAGTCCGTACATTTTTCTTTTTTTCTGTCTTAGCTTCATTTAAAGTTAAATATTTTGGCGGCCATTTCCTTGTACCACTACGTAACACATTTACAATGAAGGCATGACGCCTTCCTTCTGTCCAGGGGGGTGCCATTCGTCTCCCTCTTTTCTTAGTAGATATAAACAACGGGCATTGCGGTGTAATATTTGTTCTATATGAGGCCAACCAAAAGGATTACCAAAAGAATCTTCATACACAGAACAAACATACTTATACATTTCTAGTTCGTCAGTCATTGAATCAATTGGATCAAGAAGTCTCTGAACAAATTTGGGCACTGAACCGCGTATTTTTCCATCAAACGCTGGAATTCCGTCGCTTCCATCTCCTGTAATGAGTTGCTTGTATAAGCATCTAAGAGCATCGAATGGGCTAACAAATCGCTCAATTCCTTTAACGAAATCGTAGTGATACCCGGGGATTTGTAATAGGTCCTTGTCAATGGAGGCAATAATCGAACTTGTGCCCGCAGCCACTTGTTCAATTGCGAGTTCGTCGTCAGCTTCATACCCGTCTGTTATTGTAGCCTTCCATTCAGTGACAAGAAATTCCTTTGTAGCTTCTAGATGCTCAGGGCGGGGTTTGTCTTTACGATGTGCTTTATACTCAGGAAAAATATCATACCGAAAGTTATTAGCTCCTGATAAGAACACTTTATAGTTGGTCGCATTTGTCTCATGTAGAATACGGCGCATCAACTCATCTGTTCTAACCAGGGCAATATCTTTAGGCAATCCATTGGCTGTAGCAGCACAGCGATATACAACGATATCTCCGTCAATGAGGCATAATTCTTTCATAATTTTATTTCTGGGCGAAGTATTGATGAAGAAACGTTGCAAAACCATCTACAAAAACTTCATCATGCTGATCACTAGGTTTACCCATTGAGTATAAAATACAATGCACAAGTTCATGACAAAATGTTTGTTCTTTGATTTGTCTTGGTAAACTCTTTAAAAGCCTTACCTTAGCTTCTTGAGGATAGGAGGCTCCTAGAGCCCCAAGAAGTTGATCAGTGATTTCTACAGACCAAGTAGTTCCCCCAAGAACAAACTCTTGGGGAATTTTCATTTAGTAATGCTAAAACCAAAAGCAGTGTAGTCGTCGTTATACTTACCGACTAACTTGGTAACTACACGACGAACATGCTTACGTGCATCTTCATAGGTAGCAAACTTCTTGGTGTTAAAGCGACGACCAAAGCGCATAATCTTATAACACATTTATTTATATCCTTGTAAATATTTTAAAGCCTGTTCTAAAATTAAAGGGTCATCTTTAAATAAGCCTAGTGCTTTATTGCACTTATGACATAAGAAACCTCTAATAATATTAGATTCATGACAATGATCTAGTTGTTTATCAAAAGAAGAAGAAAAAGGAGTTTGACAAATATTACAATCAGTAGTTTTCTCTGCTAAAGTATTATACTCTTCTAGAGAAATACCAAAATATGCTTTGATCCTATGCTCTTTCATTCGAGAATAGGTAATATCTGTACCTTTGTGTTTTTTATAATAGTTCCGTAAATTTTGTTCGTTAAAACAATCTTTACATATTTTTCTATTCTTTTTTAAATCTACTTCTTTTAGACAAAGTCTACATGTCATACATCATTGTACATCCTCAAAATCATTAGGCATATCAATCAATGCCGTTGGTTTAGCAGTTTCCTGAGCAAATACCCAGTCAGTGAACGTTTGCGCAAGCGCAAAGATTTCCTCAGTCTTGGGAGGGGTCTTTGCACCAACACCAAGTACTGCGACAGCGTTACTGAGCGAACTTTGCTTGACAATGTATACTTGCTTCTTCGCACGTTCCTCAGGGGTTTCATAGGTACTCTTAGGAGAGGGAGTTGCTTTATTGCTCACAACGGTTTCTGCTGTAGTTCCAGGAGGAGCTTGAGTGGCCTTGAGCCAATCCCAATAACCACTCTGTTGGTTCTTCTCACTTACAATGGTGAACACATCACCTTGGTTGGCACCTGCCAGCACCTTATGTGCGTCTGATGTAGTGCCAAAAGGCATTAGCTTTTTAGATTCAAGTTTACCAGAGCTAAGATTTTTAAACGCTAATTCTAACGCCACATATGGCTTCCCGCCAGAAGTGGTCTTAGTCTGCTTGTCAACTTGAACGATTTGGATTTGGATTTCCATATTTCCTTTGAAATAAAATTTTAAGAAAGAGAATTATTTCTCTACAATCATTATACCACAACTAGGTCATCTCTGTCAACCTTTTTCATGTCTTTCATGTTTTGCCCATATTTAACCTCACAGGCTAGAGGAACCTTCCAGTCGTACCCAAAGGCACGTTTGATGTTCAGTTGTAAATCGTCAAACACCTGATGGAACAGATTGGTAATCGTCATCAGGAGATAGGACGGGGCATCCACTACGATTGAGTCGTGTACAGAACTCACTAACAAGACTAGCTTGTCCAGGTTCATTTGCTTCAATCGTTTGAAAAACGTCACTCGTGCAATCGTCATCACATCCGCACCCGTTCCCTGCACAGGGTAATTGCTTAATACTGTCCATGGTATCTTTAGTTCTCCGTAATCATTATGTTTCATTTCTATGGGCCAGAAGCGTCCTAGAGGACCTACAATTGGCCTACCACTTACAACTTCTTCAGCCCATTTTTTATGCGTTGCATCAAGCCCGTAGTATTTTTTGAAAAACTTCTCGTTAACATCATCCCAATAAGATGGGCTACTGCTAACATGCATAAAAGAATTATCATTAGCAAAGCTCCAACCACTTCCACGAAAAATAGTGCGGAAAAGGTAGATCTTTGCGATGAGACGCGACGGTAGTTCGAAAGCGATTTGGTTTTTACTATGCGTATCCTCCTTGTTTAAGATTTCTTGAAGACCAACTTTATCTTGGCTAAGTTCAACTGCAGTACGCCACTCCAATTGACTTGCGTCTGCCTGAATAAGCATTACTTACCAAGATCTTTCTGAATCTGTTCTAAAATTGTTAAAAGAAGAAGTTGATATGTTTTAGGATCTTCCTTCTTCATATCTTTAAGCCAATCTAAAATCTCTTGTTTATTCATTATATCTCGTAATAAAAATATCTAAACAAGCCCCTGCAAAATTTTGCAGATTCGGTTGGGAGGAAGAAAGTCTTCCTGTTTGTGTAGTCACTTGATTGAATTGTCCATGTACCATTCCTTCAGGCCAGTTTAATTCTCTGGCTTTTTCAGGGAGTCCTTTGTAATATGTTGAATTGAGTTTATCCAGCTCAGCCAGCCGAAGTAAAGGACCAACGAACTTTTTAGCATTAGGTCCTTTAAGTTTTCGTAAAGTTCCTTCATCTGTTTTAAAGAAGCCTTCCTTTTTAAGAGCACTGCCCTTAATAGGTTCCACAAGTCGCGGAAGAACATGTTGTTTCTCTACTTTCTTGTATTTAGGTTTACCATTTTTGTAAAACCCTACATGCTCAGTAACTTCATAAGGGATGGAGCCGCCATATAACCAGCAAGAAAGCTGATCGCCGCTACCAAAATTAATACTAATGTCCGGATAAAGGCTAGCCAAATTGGCTCGGATTGCTTCCAGTTCTGCCTCAATCTCTTGCGCACGTTTGTCACATAGTTGTTTGTCATATACTTGGCCATTGGCTTCCATTTCTAAAAGAACAAGAAGATCCTCGCATTGTAGTTTAAAGAGCCTTAGGAGTTTAGGATTCTTCGCGAATCTTTCTTTTTGTCGTAGGTAGATTTGGTAGGTGAGTTCAATGTCTCGCTTACAATATCTGGAAAGTACGTCGGGAGGTATATTGTCAGTGTCGATTCCTTGTGACCAGTACTCTTCTTCAATAACGTGTTCTTTGTCTCCAAGGCCGTAAGATTGGGAAACACTTTCCAACGAAGGATAGCGTATAGTTTGTCCAGAGAGGATAAACTCTGCCAATTGGCAATCCCAAATTTGTTTTGGCATTAGACAACCAACTCGCCGTGACCAGTGTAAATCGAATTTAAGATTGAAGCCCACGACGAGTAGGGCCATGTCAAGGGAGGTCCATTCTCCTGGCTGAAAACTGCAGTGTTCAGGGTTATCGCCATATTTATAGCCTAGGCAAACTGGTTTGTTAGATGGATCCGAATAGGACCCCTTGTTCTTCGTAGTTACTTCCCAATCCAGTACAAGTGTATTCTGGGTACTTATGAATAATCCTTTCTACATAACTTTGTTTACAGTTGGGTTTGAAGGTAAGAATTTGTAGACTAGCATCCAGAAGAAACTCATTAGGAATAACAAGACCTGCTCGTGTAAGCCACACCTTAGAAAGATTTACCCCGAAGTCATCAATGACAATAGTACGTGGATCTTCTTTGGTTTGAATAAGTTGAATAGGAAGCTTTACATCCTTGTAAAATACTTTGGAGTAAAATACTTTAAACATACTTTCTTCATATGACTTGTCATACTTAGCTTCAATGGTGAATAGTTGTTTAACAACAGAATCTGGTAAGTTGCCCTTATAGAAAATGTCAATATCCTTAACAGGTTTGTCAAGCAACATGTCACGGATAGCACCACCAGCTACAATAGGCTCTACAAATTGTTCTAGCTTACCGAGAATCTCCTGGTATTTCTCAATTGTTTCAATGTCAAAGTTCATCTGGAATCATTTCTAATTTATACTCTAGGTTCATGTCATCCATAGAATCTACTTTTTTCCAATCTTGAGCAATTACATTATAACCTTCTTTATTAACATCGTTAGACTCTGAAAACTTATTATGAAAGTCTTCGTCTGAGTAGAATTTTTCAAAGAACCAAGTTACTTTAATCATTTTAAATCTTTGTATCGAGCGCACTCTGGATCAATTTTAGGTGAGGCATTATCAGATTCGAACTGATTACTGTCTGTATTGTCTACTACCCTTGCCCTTTGGGTTAACGCCTCGGCGGCTTCTTCTAAAAGATCTGCTAGTCGATCAGGCTTTCCTTCTTGCACTGATTTTCGTGTTGTTATTTGCCTACGAAGTTCAGCACGTTTCTTTAAACGATAAATAAGATCTTCTTTCATTTTAAATCTTTATAACGAGCAGTTTCAGGCATAATTAAACACTCCCATTTACCGTGGCGCATTTTAGGATCACTGTCTTCATCTCCATGAAGCTTGTTCTTACTTAGGTGAAAGAATCGTACATTTTCCCATCCTGTATCGTGAATAACACCACCGCCTAAGATCCAATCGGCTTCTGCTTGCTTACTTGTCTTGGCGTTTGCTACATTATTCATGGTAAGCCATTTTTGATTTTCACCTGTAGCATCGGCCTGACAAATACCAATTACAGCACAGAACTTCTTTGCTAGTTCA